GGGGAATTTCGCGAGCAACGCGTAAAGTTCAAAAATTATGTCTTTTATGACATACAGGACTTAGGTGAAAACCGTCCCTCTGGTATGCTTATGATACATCCTGGAACTGGTCAAAAAGTGCCGGCAAAAAACCAAGAAGCATATGATGCCTTGGTGGCTGATGGCTTTAAACCAGATTCAAGTGTGATTAATGCGCCCACTTTATCTGTTGATTTGGCTGCTTGGAGAGTTGATCCTGTGTTGCAGGGGGCAGTAAAGGTGATGCACTTTGTGCGTCTTAATAACGGCAAATGTGCTTTACGTTTGAGTGAGGTCCAAAAAGTTGCTTTACAAAAGCAGCTTGGAGGAGACCTGAACCGTGCTTCCCCTGCGGTTAAGGCTTTATATCTCTTGGCTTCTTCACCTTCAGGGAAAACTATCAGTCCCCAGGAGAAGATGAGGTTCCATGAGATGGTTCATGATGGGGTTGTAAATCTGGAGTCTAATATCCAGTCCGTCGTAGATAAGCGTTGTCCGCATGCGCTCGCCGGCAAGAAATGCGGTGAAGGTTGCATTCGGTGCGCCCAAACCGCTGATCCTGTTTCTGGTGTGGTGTTTGAGGGGATTGTTGGTCCTATAAAACGAACCCCTGATCAAGACAACGTTTATAAGATCGTCTTTAGGAACCCCTCTTTTCAGGGGGGTTGGGAGAAAGTTGGATCCTGTTTTGGGGCTCCACTTGGACTCATGACAGCACGTCATGTGTTTTATGGTGACACTAGTGATCTTGTGGCACCGTTACGTGAGTTCAGGGTGGAGACCTGGGATGGGCGAAAATTTGAAATTGAACCGATGTCACTTATCACTCCGACGAATGAGCAATTAAGTCCTGGGCAGTCGGGAGATTTTTGTAGGTTTCAGTGCTTGGACAAAGGGTTTATGAAAGAGGTTAACGATCATCGTGCCGCTTTCAGGGTTCTTCATGGTTCTGGGCTGAGACTTCTTCATTTTCCGCCTGATTCCATTAGGCCGGTTTTGGCCAGTGGAAAAGTTACCAGGCTTGATAAAGTGACGTGTATATGTTCTTATGATATCAATACTTGGCCTTCTGATAGTGGCTCCCCAGTTTACAGTGATGATGGTCACGTAGTTGGGATCCATAGGGGTTGGATAAAAGATACTGATAAGAATGTTTTTACACTGATATATCCTGACCAGTTAGTATCGTGGTTTGTGCAAAGTCAGCCTTTAAACTGGTAGTCCCTCTGTATCCAGATATACTAGATGCTTACGATGGTGCTTTTGTCATTCGTAGGCAAACTAGAGGAATACAGGGGGATTTTAAACCACCTTACAATGTGGAATTGATTGAGCAAGTAGAGCAAAATGCCAAGGGTGGACAACCTGGGATTCCTTGGGGTTATGGGCCATCTGTCTTTTCTAAAGACATGTTGTGCAATGACTTTGAGAAGAATTTAAAAGTCTATGAATGGTATCCTGAGAAGGATGTGCTTGCTTTGGTTGAGGAAGCTTTCAGTCTCATCTGTGGCCGATATATGCGAGGAGTGATTCAAACGCTTGACCAAGTCAAGTGCCGAATTGATAAATCTCGTTCTCCAGGTTACCCTTTTAATCTTCGTTGGAAGACAAAAGGGGAAATGATGGATGATGAGTATGGTTGGCGCTGGTTGGTTGATGCGATTACTTGCATTATGGATACAGGTGTGGTTGAAATGGTTTTCGAGGTTCGCCCTGGCTATACGGTAGATTATCGCCATGCTTATTGGCAAACGTCTGGTAAGGGTGAAATGAGAACAACTGATAAATTGCTTCATCCTGATGTGACGAAAAGGAAGACTAGGACCTTTATGGCGGGCGATTTTGTCTGCCATTGTGTCTCCTTGATGTTGTATTCGGATCAGAATGATGAGTTGTTGAGGATGTCTCATGAGAGAGAGTGGAGTGCTGTTGGAATGTCTCCTTGGTATGGTGGATGGGATAAGATGGCAAGAGGTTTGTTAGGCAAGATTTCTCCAGACGAAGCAAAGTTCGCCTGTGAGGATGTCTCACATATGGAAGCAAGTGTTAATGACTACTTCCAAACTGTAATCTATCGTGTCAGGAATTTAAATTTAGTGAACAAACATTTGAAGCCAAGACAAGTTGTTAATTTGATGAGTTGGGCTTTTGCAAATTCTGTTTACTCTTATGTTCTTGATGTGATGGGGTATCTTTTGCTATTGATTGGAAAGAATAAGTCTGGTCATTTTAATACATTGACAGACAATACTCTTTGTCTTATCCTTGTGGAACTGTATAGGTTGGCTTATTATCTTAAACACCGCTCAGTTACTTCTTTAAGTAATCAAGCTGCGCGTGGTTTTTTCTCAAAATTGCCACCAATACATGATTTGCTAAAGTGTTACTTTGAGGTCCCGCTTAGAGCCATGGGTGATGATTCAATCATTGCTGATCATGACTGGGTGGGGTTAACAAGGAGTGTTGCGAGACACTTAGGATTTGAAATCAAACTTGAATGCCCTGTTGGGCTATTGTCTGAATCTTCATTCCTTAACGCTGGTTTCCACCGTGTCACTGAGATGTGGTATATGCGTCCAAACTTTGACAAACTCCGAGCTTCGATACTCTTTAATTGGAAGAGTCGGTCTTGGAGGTTGGCTTATGTCAAGGTTTGTGCGTATCGTATGTTGGTCTTCCCTTTCGAGAGGTATCGTGTTGAAGCAGATGCTATGTTGGATTATATACTGCGACATCATGATGATGATATGCGACGCGAGGCGTCCATGGATTCGAAAATTACCTATTTTTCCGCTCTAGCAGCCCGTATGTCTGATTCAGACAATAGGTTTCTGGTAAGCGGCTTGGAAGGTGGAGACAGGAGGAACTTGGTTCTGGGCGACACCGCGGTGTCGTTCTTGCTTGATTCTTTGGAGGTCGAATAGTGCATGCGATCCAAAATAAGAATCCGGTGTTCCGAGGTTCTTCTAATGTCTTTATTACTTGTACATATGCTCTGTGTTGACTTGTTAGTTTACCTTCGTCGTGTGTGTTTGTTTGTGTTTGAGAGGCTCTGTGATTGTTTTCCTGAGCGTTTGACTACTACATTGACTTTGTTAGAGATTGTTTATTATTGCATTGCTTGTGTTTACTTTCTTGTTGAGTTAATTGTTTTGTTGGTCTCTCTTATTCGTTAAGATATGTCTGCTGGTGATGTTGCGCGGTCGCAGAGGGTTTTGGATAAGATTGGAGCTCGGTTGGGTTTAACCCCTTCCGGTAAGGAATGGATCATTGCTTCTGTTGATCCCTATCATGATACCCCAGTTAATTGTTGTGGGTATCCTGACAACAATGAGGCTGCCTCTGTTGTTCAGGTTGTGAAGGTGTCTACTGCTTTGGTTGTTCCTGCTGCTGCTGGGGCAGGGAATTGGGATTGTCATATTCACCAATTTCCTTGGATGGAGGGGGGCGTTGGTTCTGGTGGTAATTGGTCTCAAACAACCAATGGTAATCAGATCACGGGACATGGCGTCTTTCTCCTTGGAGCTTCAATAAGCTCTCCCACTAGCATAATTAATTCCACTACCCTATGGGGGGGCATGGTTGTTGATTCTGTGGCTAGTGGGGCTAATACGTTCCAGTATACCGATCTTGGAACGTCTTTAGCTCCTTTTCAGACACAGCTTGCCCCCTACCTTACTGGAGAGTATCGTATAGTGGCGATGGGATTTGAAGTTATAAATACCACTTCAGAGTTAAATATACAGGGTCTAGTGACTGTCTATCGACAGCCTACTGCTAATATTGATTCTGCTAAATCTGTTTTGGTTACCTCTGGTCCCATTCTCACTTCTGGTGGTACTGTAACGACCACTAATTTTGGTTATCCGGATGTTTTGTTGACTAATACTCCTCCTGCCACTCCTGGTGAGGCCCTCCTTCTGGATGGGTCGAAACAGTGGAAAGCTAAAGATGGAGCTTATGTCGTTCCTACATTTAATTCTTCGGAAAATCCTCCTGGTCAAAATAGTACTACCCCTATTCTCCATATGTCTGCGTTGGATCCAACTACTGCTTCTACTAATTGGATCTATGTCCAGCCGTCGCCGGGTACGACTAATGTGTACCCTCCGGCGTTTCAGCCTACTTCTATCACTGGTAATCCAGCTGATACTCCTAATGTTTTTAATTTGGTGCCCATTCCTACTGGGGGGGTTTGGTTGCAGCCCTTTAATGGGTCTGGCGCGTATTTTACTGGTCTTTCTAATTCCACTACTCTTCAGCTTAATGCCATTTATTATATTGAGCGTTTTCCTACACAGCAGGATTCTGATCTCGTTGTCTTGGCACGTGAGTCTTGTCGCGGTGATTCTATCGCACTTGACTTATATTCTGAGATAGTGAAGGAGATGCCTGTTGGGGTTCCTCAACGTATGAATGGCATGGGAGAGTGGTTTGCTGATGCTGTCTCTAGTGCCGCGGATTTTATATCGCCTGTTCTTAGTGCGATTCCGCTTCCTATGGCCCAGACAATTGGGTCAGGCCTTAAGATGGCTGGCGGTTTGGCAAAGTCACTTGGGTCTAAGAAAGAGGCTCCTGGTCAGACGTATAGCTCCACAGGGAGCAATGTGTCTGGAAAAGGGGCGTCTAAACCAGTGGCTAAGCCTGCCAAGAAAAAGAAAGGTTAATTATTACTTTACTGATACTGATGATGTCGTGACGATTGTTGTTTTTTGTCTGAGCGATTAGGTGTTTTGTGTAAATTCGCATTAATGTTATGTGTTTGAAGATGTTCATTAGGGTGACTTGTTGTTGCTTGTTTTGTCATTTAGTGTTTCATTTGGTGTGTGTGAGTAATAGAGTGTGGTAAAC